ATATCCTCTTTAGTAGTTTTAACACCAGATTTAACAAATTTAGATGGCTTAACTTTTTTAGAAACTAAACCAGGTTTAACTGATTTTGATTTCGTATAGTTTATCGCATCCATAATCACATCAAAATATCTTGAGTCATAAATTCTAGCAACATCCTCATTAGAGAATCCTTTAGAACTTAAATAGTTCACAATATTTTGTTTAACTGTAGTACCCTTTACAGGATCAGCAATTTCAGGATGTCTTAAATGAAGTTTTCTTTGTTCTTCTTTTAATATTTCCTGGAACTGAGCTTCTTGATGTTCTCTCAGTTTTTGCTGTGCTTGTTGTATCGTTTGTTTTCTTTTTTGAATCCTACGATCAACTCTTGCAGCTTCAGTTGGATCTTCATCCCAAAGTCTATCAAGCTCTTTGGAATTCATATCATTGTTAATCTCAGCATTTAAAGTCGCCACTAATGAATTAAGATCATCCATCTTGGTGGAATACTGATTTTTCAGACGATCTTCTTCGGCTTTTAGCTCTCTTTTTTCGATTGCTATTTCCTCAGTTTTTCGTCTATAGTCGGCATCCTTTTGATAACCTGCTTTTAATTCTTCAAGGTCAACATCAATCTTTTCACCATTTACAATTACTTGGTGTAGATCGGTTTCTTGTTCTTCAATTGCATTCTCATCTATAGATGCTTCTTCTTCTTGTGTTTCAACTTCCTGAGTTTCCTCTGGTTGAGTTTCAACTTTTTGTTCAACCTCAGCTTCAGCATTTGCTTCTACTTTTGGTTCAACTGGTTCTGCTTCCTTTGTAGATTCTTTGATAACTCCTTTAGAGTCCATTAAACCTTCAATGTGTTTTGCAGCACCTTGTATTGTTGCATTTGACAACAATGGGTTTGAGTCAGACATTAGTCCTCCTATTGGTTAAGCTGTCTTATGACTTGGCTTTGATTTATTCTAACCGATGGGTTAAAATTTTTTTTGCAGTTGTTGTTTTCTAAAATCTTCTAACTGTTTCTCTGCAAGTTTCCCTGTTTCGATTACAGTATGAAGATGTTGTTCAACTTTTCCAACAACATTATAAGCAATCCAAAGTTTTTCTCTGGTATCGCTTTCTTTAGCACCAGTTTTTTCAAGTAGTGCTTCAGAATAAAGTTTTTTTAGAGAATCTATTGCCTCTACAAAAATTTTATTCTCCAATATCTGTTTGGCTTGGTTGGATCGGCTGATTTCTTCCGATCTCCTCACCTGGTCTTTGGTTTCCATTTAATCCTTGTACCTGTTTAGTAAACATATTAGCAGATTGTTGTGCTTTTTCAAGAATCTTGGATTGATTTGACATCATCATCTTATCCAAGTCAGCATCTGCTTTAATTTTTGCTGTATCAAGCTGAGTATTATATTTTAAAGCGATTTCTTTTATCTTAGCTTCAAAATCTAAAGCCATTTCTTGAGATTTTTGTTGTAACTCTTGGTATTGTAACTCAAGATCAGCAATTTTTCTCTTATTCTCAGCATCAATTCTAGTAAATTCAATTTTTTCAATTGGAGTTAATGGTGGAGGTGAAGGTGGAGGCATCATTTGTTTTCCAATATCAGGATTAACAAAGTAACTTTTAGGCAATGTGTTGTACATATTTTTTAATGTAACCATTGGCATTTCTTTTCCACCTTGTAATTGGAATGCTTGAAGTTGTCGTTCAAGGATGTTGTTTAACATTAGGATTTGTTGTTCTTTAGAACCTGTACCTAATCCTACAACAATATTAATATTAAATTTATCTTTCCATTCAGTAGGTTTAACTGGAATGTATTGATTGTTTAACATTACAATTCTTTCTCTGTCCTGGTATTTAACCATCAGTTCAAAAATTTTTCTAAATAAATCTTTAACTCCTGTTTCTGCAAAAATTCTAGCAATTAATTCTGATCGCATTTGTGTTTGCGTCATCAAAGTATTTACACCAGTTGCAGTTTTTGAATTTAAAGTATCTGCATCTAAACCTTGAGCAGACTTTGTAATACCAGTTCTAGCTTCTCTTACAGAATCTAAATAACTTAGCATTGGAAATGCTTGATTAGAAATTGGTTGTGATTGTAAAGGTTGCATCACTTGGTTTGGTGGTTGTTTGGTCCTTACCACTCCTCCAGGTCTAGTGGTTAATAAGTCATCCATATTAACCATTCCATCCATAATGGCTACCCTATTATTATTAGTCAAATACATGTTATCTAATAACTGCCTCATCACAGTTGATTTCATTAATTGAATGTCTTCAACTAACTCAGATATTGAACGACCATAAAATCTGTGTGGCATTGGAATTGGAGTGATTGTTACAAATGGAACATTATCACATGGTACATTTTCAAGGACCATAGAACCATCATCACCAGCTGAAACTATTTTTCTAAGTTCTGCTATTCCATCTTCATCATAATCGTATTTTATGTAAGACTCATAAATTAAAACTTTTTGTGTTGAAGGATCAGTTGCATTATCAACTGGGTATTCATCTATATTTCTTTGTCTAACAATTTCTTCAGTATTATAAATATCTTCATCTGAAGTAGGTAACTTAGCAACTTCATCTTCATCATAACCCATCGCTACTAAGTCTGATCTTGACATTAAAACTTTGTGAGAAACAAACATAGCATCATCAATTGTCTTTGCATTTCTGTCTATTAAAAATTCTTCAGGTGGAACACTTTCAATTTTTACTTTGCCAGTTTTTTTAGTTCTTTTAATTTTGCAATTGTATAATGTAAAATCTGGTTCTGGAACTTGAGTAGTATCTACTCCTTGAGCTTCGTATTGTTCTAATAATTTTTCATATTCCTCTTTGGCAGACTCATCTTCCATTTCTTCTTCTTCAACAATTTCAATTTCATCTTTAGTATCTTCTAAAGCATCTTTATCAACTTTTGATAATTTTTTATAAGTTTCAAATTCTACTGTTTCAGATTCATCATAATAAATTTTTAAGAAACCATTTTTTTCAATTAGTGCATCTTTGAAAAAATTATAAAGTAATTGGAAACCATTATTGTCTTTGTAGAAAACATGATTTAAATATGCTGTCGCTTGTTCGGCAAGAGGAACATCTTCTGCAGTCACAGGTTCGCATCGCACCACTTTATCGCTAGCTGTGAATACTCTTAAAAGATTTGGTAAGATACTTTCAACAGTGTCTGCAACATCAGTTGAAACAACTTGGCTTCTTCCATCTATTTCAGTTCCAAGTTTATCTCCTAAATAATATTCTAATGATTTTCTTCTAGACTCAGATAATTGACCACCTAAATAACCTAAAGCATTTTCAATTTGATTTGAAAGTAAACTTCTTAATTTGGGATCTGATAATTCGATTATTTTTTTATCCATATTAAACTATATAGTTTGTATCTATTCTTATTGGTTTTGACCAATCCGATCTTTCAATCGGCTCAACGATTGCACCATACCTTACACTGTCGCAGAAATGTGATGCCCAATTGTGGAGGGGTTTGTTCCTAAAACAATTATTTTTTTCATCCCATCGTTTGCAGTATGATTTTAATGCCTCTACTAACTTTTTGCAATTGTTTTTATGAAAGTAGCATTTAGGCAACATTCGTCTTACTTGCTCAATTCCATCTTCTACACTAAGTTTGGGTGCTATGTCAAATTCTAGCCCCATTTCCTTTGCGGTTTCCCACCTGGATTTATTCGTTCCAATTTCTCTAACTCTAATATCATGGGGTGCTATATGCTTAGAATAGTTATATCCTTTGTCATCTATGACATTCATATAATGCTCTAAACCTTCACCAGAATTTTCATAGCAATCAACAATTCTAATCTCATCTCCATGTCGTTGAGCAAATGTGATTACAGTGGAGTCATTCATGCCCAAATCCCACCATGTTTCTGTTTCTAAATTATCGTCAATTTCAAAATTTTTTATATGTCCTTTTTCCTCTAGTTCTTCCATTGTTTTACCATAATAAGAACCTGAGATACCTGCTTGAAATGAGCACTCAAATTCTTGAGCATAAGATTCTGGCGACATAGTTGCTTTTGCAGCATCTAATTCTTCTTGTGCTATAATCTTAGTTTCACTAGCTTTGAACACTTTGGTAAACCAATCCTTTTGATGCTTGGCTCTTTCATGTAAATCATAAAACCAATTTCTACCCATTGGTGTGCCGATAAAAATTGCAAACCCTTTACGATCTGAAAGTGCTGGTCTTAAAATGGTATCGAAAAGGTCT